GTGGATTAGAACACCAGTTATCATTAGCTAAACGAGAATATCGTGAAGCTTATGATTTAGGCGATACTGAAAAAATTATTGATGCTCAAGCTAAAATGAATGAAGCTCAATATAGATTGTCTCAAGCACAAGCTTATGAGCCTAAGTTTAAAAACACTTTACAAGAAGGTGAAAATGAGGTATATATACCAGAAAATAAACCTTCTATTCCTAGACCAGATGATAAAGCTTTAAAATGGCAAGAAAAAAATACCTGGTTTGGTAGAGATGAAGAAATGACAAGCCTTGCATTAGGCTTACATGAAAAATTAGTTAGATCTGGTATTGATCCAGTATCTGATGAGTATTACCGTCGTATTNATAGTACGATGCAAAAACGATTCCCAGAATACTTTGGGGATGCAACGCTAGACGAGGAAACACCCGCCCAGCGCACAAAACCTTCGACTGTAGTTGCTCCGGCAACGCGTAGTACCGCGCCCAAAAAAGTACGATTGACGAAGACACAAGTAGCGTTAGCCAAGAAATTTGGTTTAACACCGGAACAATATGCAAGAGAAACTTTAAAATTGGAGAAAGCAAATGGATAAAAGATTAGATCGTGAACAAGAAGTAAGAAGTGAGTTTGTAAGACCTGATAGCTGGAAACCTGCATCATTATTACCTGAATTTAAAAAGGTACCTGGTTGGGCATATCGATGGATTCGTACAAGTTTGTTAAACGAAGCTGATAATCTAAATGTTTCTACAAGAATGCGTGAAGGATGGGAACCCGTTAAATTAGCGGACCACCCTGAAATGAAGTTAATGGTCGACCAAAATTCCCGTTTCAAAGACGGCGTAGAAATTGGTGGATTATTACTTTGCAAGATCCCAGAAGAATTTATTGGACAACGTAAAGCTTATTATGAAAATCAAGCAAAACAACAAGCTGATGCAGTTGACAATAGCTTCATGAAACAGAATGATCCTCGTATGCCATTGTTTTCGGACAAAAAATCTACGACATCATTCGGTAAAGGCAATTAATATAAATATTTAAGGAGATTACTATGTCATATCCAACAGTAAGTGCTCCGTACGGTTTTAAACCTATTAATCGTTTCGACGGTTTACCATATGCAGGCGCTACTAATCAGTACCCTGTAACATCTGGTCAAGCTGTTTATAACGGTCAAGTGGTTGCATTCGTAACGGGCGGCACAGTATCACCAGTAGCAATTCACTCAACTAGCGTTTCTGCTGTGGGTGTTGTAGTTGGTGTTCAATATACAAACTCATCAGGTCAAACAGTGCAAGCTCAATATGCACCAGCATCTGGCGTAACTAATGTTATCGCTTATGTTGTAAATGACCCAGCTGCAGAATTTAAAGTAGCAGTTACAGGTAATAATCAAACGATTACTCCAGTAGCAGGCACTATTTTAAATGCAAACGTTTTAGGTGTAGCAGGCACAGGTAATGCTAATACAGGTAATATCAATTCTTCAATTGATGGTACTTCAGCAGGCACTGGCGCTACATACTTATTCCGTGTTACTGCTCTTGTTCCAGAAACTATCGATCCAACAACTGGTTATTACTCAGAAGTTATCGTTAAGTTTAATGGCACATGGCATCAACAACTTTCAACAACCGGCACAGCGCCAGCTTAATTAAGGAGAACATCACATGGCTATTTCACGCGCACAGCTCCTTAAAGAGCTCTTACCAGGACTAAATGCATTATTTGGTCTAGAATACAAACGTTACGGTGAAGAACATAAAGAAATTTATGAAACAGAAACATCAGAACGTTCATTCGAAGAAGAAACAAAACTTTCAGGTTTCTCAGCAGCACCTGTTAAAAACGAAGGCACAGCCATCGCTTATGACAATGCTCAAGAAGCTTGGACAGCTCGATACAATCATCAAACTATCGCTCTTGGCTTCAGCTTAACTGAAGAAGCTGTAGAAGATAACTTGTATGACACATTATCAGCACGCTACACAAAAGCTTTAGCTCGCGCTATGGCTTACACAAAACAAGTTAAAGCAGCTGCAGTATTAAACAATGGCTTCAACACTTCTGGTTCTTACAACGGTGGTGATGGCGTTTCATTATTTAACACAGCTCACCCACTTGTTTCTGGTAGCACAAACAGCAACACTCAATCAACTCCAACTGACTTGAACGAAACAGCACTTGAAAATGCAGTTATTCAAATCGCAGCTTGGACTGATGAGCGTGGTCTCTTGATCGCTGCTCAACCACGTAAATTAGTTGTTCCGCCAGCATTGCAATTCGTTGCAACTCGCTTGCTCGAAACCGAACTACGTGTTTCAACAGCTGACAATGATATCAATGCAATTAAGAATAATGGTTCTATCCCAGAAGGTTACGCAATTAACCACTTCTTAACAGATAGCAACGCTTACTTCTTAACAACTGATGTTCCTAACGGCATGAAGCACTTTGAACGTACTCCATTGTCTACATCTATGGATGGTGACTTTGATACAGGTAACGTTCGTTACAAAGCTCGTGAACGTTATTCATTTGGTTGGTCAGATCCTCTCGGTATGTGGGGTTCACCAGGCGCTTAATTAAGCATCTGGCTACGTACTACTAAGGGACCTGCTTAAAACACAGGTCCTTTTTTCATGGTTTTCTTGATGTTTGTTTTCATTCAATTTGAAATAATACAGTTGTAGAGTGAAAACTCTATATAATTTTAGGAGATTATTATGAAAACATGGACTAAACCAGCAGCAACTGAAATGAGATTTGGCTTTGAAGTTACGATGTACGTAATGAATAAGTAATAGTACTTTGATTTAAATTAAGGGGCTTCGGCCCCTTTTTTACTTGCTTTATATATAAAATGTAGTATTATTGCCATATCCGGGAATATCCGGTTTATTAGACTGTCCCGGCAGACGCATATAAGACTAATAAACTTAACTCTATATGGAGAAAATCAAATGGCTTATACAACCTTTAGCGGCCCAGTCCGCTCACTCGCAGGCTTTGCAGAACCAGTAACATATATTTTTGCAACAGATGGTGCAACAGTTAATATTCCAGCAGGCGGCAATGTAGTTATTCTTTCACCAGCAGATGGTGGTCCAGCAACTGAAGTTACATTAGTTCTTCCNNTNGTNACTAGNGGNGNNTTTNNTTTAGANACATCAACCAGCAGATGCNAACTANAATGGTATNAANGGTTCAGTATTGAACTATGGTGCTGTAGCTCACGTATTAGCAGGTACATCAGGTCAAAAAGTTAATGGTTCAACAACAGGCGTTGTTATTCCAGCTGGCTATGTAACTCAATGGGGTGGCAATGGTAACCAAGCTGCACCTTGGGCTGCTACTAACTCAGTACTTTCAACAGCTAGATAATTAATCTTGGGGGCGATGAGCCCCTTTAACAAACTTAAGGAGATTAATTATGATGCAATATGATGTAAAATCTGCAAAGATAACCCAATCTGGATGGATGTTGCCTAACAGCTCAGCTTATCGTACTAGACTAAAACAAATTACTTATGTACCTAACGGATCTCAGTCAGGCGGCATAAAGTTTTTTGATACACAAACCGTTCCAATTACAGCTACATATTCACGCTCAGGAAATACTGTAACAGTAACTTCAACAGCACACGGACTTTCTACTGGAAATAAAATAGGTATTGCATTTAATACATCTAGTGGAAATGCTGCTACAGATGGAAATTATATAATTACAAAAACAGGAGCAGATACATTTACTCTTACTGATTCAAATTCAGGTACAGTGAGTGGGTCTCCACCAAACTGTTATTACGTAAATTCATACCCTACAAATGATCCTAGTGCTCCACCTCAAGAATGGGTTTCATCATTTGATACATATTCTGGCCAAACTAGTTCTCAACAAGTATGGATTCCAGGAGAAGGCGTATTATGTAGAAATGGGTTGTATATAATTATGACTAATACTGTGTCGTGCTCTATATTCTATGGCTAAGAAAACTCCATCTTTAGCAGTTGGACGTGGTGAAAAACTTCCTGTGTCAAAAGGCGCAGGTCTTACTGCAAAAGGAAGAGCTAAGTATAACGCAGCTACAGGATCAAACCTAAAAGCTCCTCAACCACAAGGTGGACCTCGTAAGAAGTCGTTTTGTGCTAGAATGTCTGGAATGCCTGGTCCTATGAAAGATGAAAAAGGTAGACCTACTCGTAAGGCTGCTTCATTAAAAAGGTGGAATTGTAAATGAGTACAGAACGCGAATTAGCCGAACATGGTATTGAAATTAAACATATTCAATCAGACGTAGATACTATTATGCAAGATATGGATGAATTAAAAAGTAGATTAGATAAGATTGAACAATCTTTAAGTAAAATTGAAGGTGGCTGGAAAGCATTTATTTTTATAGCTGGTGTTGGATCTGCGTTTGTAAGTTGGGTAGTTACTCACTG